AAAAAATAGTAGAAAAGAAGTTTAGCGAGATAATTGAATCAGGTTTTATTGAAGAGAAAATTAAAAAGACATTAGAGAAAACTATTTCGGAGCTGATTGAAGAATCGCTAAAATCATGGTCAGATTTTGGTAAAGGAATAAAATCAAGTATTGAAGAAGCTTTGAAAATTGAAAAGCTCGATCTTGAATTACCTGAATATAACCAACTTGTTTCAAACTGGATTATTGAAATGGTGAATAATACTATAATTACAGATAGTAAAAAACAGATTGAAGAAAATATCAAAAAGTTTTTTAAACCACTTGAAAAAGATGAGTGAAGCAAGAGACAATTATTTAAAATTATGCAAAGACCTGAAAAAAAGTAAAGCTGTCATAAATAGATATGTAAGTAGTTATGTTAATGAACTCGAATCAAAGCAATCCGAAGCTATAAAAATGCTAAAAGAATTATCACAGTCTACAACAGCAAGCTTTATGGAGATTGATGAAGTAATTAAAATATTGGAATAAATAAAAGTAATTTTTTTTTACAATTGTACTTGACATTTTTAACAGCTTATATTAATGTAATTCTAATAAAAAAAGTGGAGGAAAATATGAAACGTTTATTTTTAATTATGTGGTTTGCAGCACTTCTTTTTTTAAGTGCTTGTTCAGGTGACAGTGGAAGCGATGGAGGTGATGACGGGGACAATGGAACAGGAGATCCGATTGTTTTCGCCGGTAAAATTGAAAAAGGCGCACTTCAGAAAGGTGCGAACATAACCGCTTCTGAATGGAGTGCTATTGACGGTTATTCGGGAAAGACTTACGCAAGTGAGACTTTTGATGACAAGGGCGGTTATGAGATTGAAAGTTCAGGGCTTCAAGGCTTACTTGATATTAAAGCAGACGGGTTTTTCATAAATGAAAACACTAATACTGTTGAAAACACTCGTATAATTTTGTCAGGTCTTGCTGATAGCGAAGCCAGTGGGGGCAATATTAACATTATAACTCATATCATAAAACAACGGGTTATAAAACTCATCAAAGAAGAGGGAAAGACTTTCGCAGATGCAAGTAATCAGGCTGTGTCCGAGCTTTATTCAGGTCTGGGTTGGGAGCCCGAGAATCCTCTCAACACTAATATTAGTACAAACGCCAAGCTTTTATTTTTGTCTGCTGCGGTTTGTAAGAACAGAAATGTAAACGCTGTCAGTGCTTTATTAACTCAACTTACAAATGATATGGTTGATGGAGTCGTGGACTTATCAGTATTAAATGACAGCTTTAGTCTTGTAAATGTAGCCGAAGTAACGGCAAATATTACGGCAATGTATGGTCAGTGTCCGGAAATAGGCAGTGTAAAATCTGACATTCTGACTTTAAAAGGTATTGTCGATGCTACTGTCAGAACTGTAAATATTCAGCCTATAAGAAACTGTGAATTTTATATGTTCAGCGGATCTACTCTGTACGGTTATTATGATGATGATATCCGGACAATCGGAGCAACATACAATCAGACATATTTGCTTGTTGACAGTGTGGGCGCAATAACTGTTCAAGATTTTTTCAGTATTGCTGAATCAGGTACAAAAACACTTTATTTTAAAACTAAATATGATTTTGAAAGTTTTTCACGTTATTTTAAACAGGTCGGAACAGTAGTTACCGAACTTGAGAGTTTACCGAATAAGCCTTTAGCTGTTGAACAATTTGTCGCTAGTCCGGACTTTACAAGTTATCGCTCATGGGATGGTCCGCTTCCCGTAACTACTGTTGAAGCCACATTATATGATGGAGCGACACAGAGGGGTGTACTTACCGGTTATTATATCGCAAGTAATTGGCAGGGCAAGGGCAAGGGTATATTCACGGTTTGGAATAGCGATGGTAATAACGTGTGGTTAAGTGCTGATGCTACCACTGCTCTTACAAGTACAATGATAGTCAATACTATTCAGGGAATTACTCAGATATGGTAAAATCAAAAATAAGTAGAGGGTTAAATGATATGTAGCTGTGACAAGCTATACTTTTAAAAACTATTTATAAAAACAATATTTAAAAGCCCTCCAATAAGAGGGCTTTTTGTTATAGAACGGGCTTTGGATATCTGATCTTTATTTCTTCAATCTTATTTTCCCACACACTCTTTTCAATTTCTCCACGCTGATAGTCAAAGAATAAGCCATCACTTTCTGACAAGTAAGCCTGTTTCCTTAATTGCAAACACCTGGCAAGATCAATATCATAAATCTCTTTTGGTGAAAAGGGTTTAATAATTATCTCTCCGTTCTCATAAAACATGCGATTAAAATCACCTTCGGGAAAAATATCACTTACCGTATATTCTTCGAGTAATGAATCGTTGTTATCGTTTCCACCGTTCCAACACACTAATTTTTTATCTTCTTTTCTTACTGTTATTTTCATTTTAACCTCGCTTTAATCTGCATATCTTCCATTTATGTTTCATTCCTCGCTTCCTGTTACGTTTAGATTTTTTATAGTGGTATTTCGAAGCTTCTTATTACTAAAGCTGTAGAAATAGTTTGAGCTGTAACTAAATCAGAAGTTTGATATTTTATAAATCTTGATGAAACTCCTATGTCTTGGGTTATGCTACTTCTTGCCGTTGCATTTGGCGTAACAGTTGGGGTTACAACATAATCTGATAATATATACCCTCCGTTTAAGAAAGAATACAACGCTGATGCGTGTATTGATGCTTCTACATTGTCAAAAGTTTCACACGATAATGATATTATTGCTTTTAAAACTTTAAGGGGAATATATGTAGTACAATCTAATATTTCGTTTAAAAATGAAGCTGATGCTTTTATTATTGTATTTCCAGCATATCCCCATATTTCATTTTCTTGATAAAAATCAACAAAATTACCGCCGGTATTCCTGACCATTGAAACAAGTCTTTTAAGTGTGTATCCTGCTGGCATTGTTGGTGACGTACTGCTTGCCGATAAAATAGCTGATACAGTACCATCGACTTTTCCTATAGCCCAAATATAGTACCAAAGATCGGCGTTTTCACTTCCAAAGTCTAAACCAAGTAAGCCTGATGCGGTTATATCAAGTGTAAATGCTTGTGTGCCTGTTTTCATCCAACCCAAGTATAATTCGGTCCAGCTAATATCGACTTTACTTGCAGCGGATCCGGTGTTTCTTTTGACTAGGAGATTGTCGTAGGATTTAGTATCGGGTGGCATAGAGTTATAATTATTGATATAATCGTACAAGTTCTTGCCGTTAATTACATCGCTTCCGTCACTAGCCCATGTGCTGTTCAAATCAATATTTCGTATCATTGCTGCGGTAATGACGGTTGTCGCCGTGTCTATATCAATTTCAGCAAGTTTTATCCAATCATTTACGCCTTCGTAAATATAATTATACGCTCCTGCTGCACTTACGCCAAAAACTGTTTCTAATGCGTCTGCATCACTATTACTTACCGGAGGTTTAATTTCAAAGTAAGAAGTTATTCCCGTACCATTTCCATTAAGATTTATAACGCTTCCACCGCCTATACTTGCTATGACACGTCCAACCGCTGCGTTTATATTCGCAACAATTTCAGCACCTGTTGTAGCTTCGGGTGTAGCACCTCTTAAATCAATTTCCTGAAAATTTCCATCCTCTCCATCGCCTATATTAAGTAAATAATTTGCACTTAAATCAATGGTTCCGGCAATACCTACGGTACCTGATAATATTGCTGCCGTTGCTGCCGTTGCGGTAGTCGTACTTGTTTTTTTCTGAACCGCAAGATAATATTTTACATCTCTTTTTATAGTTTCTAAGCTGATTATACCCGTGCTACTATCAAGTACGGATTGAGCTATGTCATTTTTATCAATGACCTTCTTTACCTGGCATTCTACCATATCAGTTCTTGCAACTCCACTCGCTGCGTCCATAGTAAGGGTTTGAGCTGCTGTTGAAATAATGGGTAGAATATCACCACTAGGCAGGCGTTGAAGCATTGCACCTACGGGTATATTTACAACCATACCCCCACCACTTGCAACTTTTAGACCGGAGGTTATTAAAGCTTTACCCGTGTCGAATAAGCCTATTTTAGCAAGTACGCCCAAGTCTCTATAACTTATTTCGCCCATTCTTTTAATGATTTTATCAGATTCAATCTTCTGACCTTCTGCCATGTTTACAATTCTCAGATCTCTTCCCATTTATAACCTCATATCATTGAAAATCTTATTTCTATTTTAAAACTTATACCTGCTGCGATATATTTGTTAATAATATCACTTACAGTATAAAGACTTGCGCTCGGCGTATCGTAAAGTATAACAACAATTGAATAATAACTACTACTTGCGGTCTGTCCATACGCCGGATATACGACAAAAGTTTCTCCGTCAAAAGTGGTTTGATACTTAGTATATCTATCGGCAAAACTACTATCAGCAAAAGCACTGTCACCACCACCGGTAATAATTTCAGGTTCCATACTAGAATATGGTCGTAGTGCATAAATAATACTGGCTTGTGAAACACGGGGCTGAAAAACCAGTGAAATAGTTCGAGCTATCCATGACGCTTCGGTTTCGTCCTGAAGTCTGAGACTTTTGAAAAATGTTTCAAGCTCATATTTTAAAAACTCGCCACTGGCTTGATCTATATAAAGTTGTTTTACAAGGTCTTTACCGAGTCTCCGCAAATACTCAATATTATTAGCAATTGCACCTATGTTAAAGTCTGTGGGTTTTGATATAACGGTTTCCGGAACTCCGTCTTTATCACAAATCAAGACCTTATAAATAGGATCAGTATCAACTTTGTAAATAGCTCTGAGACTGTCATTTATTCGTATAGTAATAGGCTCTGACATTATGTTGCCACCGTTACTGTTACCGCTACTGTACCTGTAGTCCCTGCGCCTGTACGAGCGAACTCATCCTCACCAATTGCAACATTTGAAGCCGGACTTGTAACTATAAGATCATAAATAGCACTATTGCTGTTTTTACCGACTCTTACAACTTCTGAGAGAAGTACGTCATCACCAAGTTGGAGCGTATTTATGTACTGCTCAACTGCGGTTTGAATGCTGTTTTTAATTTGTAATAAATCAACATTTACATTCGGCAGTCTTGTAGCGGTAATGCCTATACTTGTATCAACTATGACCGGAGCTGTGATTATATACCCAATTCCTGCAACGCCTTTACCTGGATAATTTACAAGATCGTTTGGATCGCCATTTATTACTTTATTAACTTCTATAAGTAAGTCTGCGCCTATACTTCCGCTTCCATCGTCTACAATAACGGTATTACTGCCTCTGAATGGATAAGAAGTTCGCATACCCGCACTTTTTACGCTGTCTATGGCTTCGATTGCCACAAGTATTCCCTGTTCAGTACCGGCGTTAAGAGCATTGACGGTATCGGAAAATCTTATCGCACGGGCTTCATCTGTTTCAGCTTCAGCACCTCCGCTAAAAGCACTGTCATTTATAACATGTTCTATGCCGTCAACGACACTGTTAATAAACCCTTTTCCGCTTGCGGTATCGACTGCATTTACAGCAATATTTCCAATAGTCCCAACCGTTGTGTTTTGAGCAAGACACTGAATACCACTTGTACCGGCTAAAATTGTAGCGTTTGCGGTAGTGATTATCTGCATATTGTCAATACTTACGCTGTAACCAGCACTTACGGGAATATCAATAGCAGTGGCAAGCATTATATCCATGCCCGTTGCAGCCGTGTAATCTGTTTTACCAATTATCTCAACTGCAGTGTATTGATAAAGAGTGTTAGAGTTTACGTCTTTAACAGCTACACATTCCCAATTGGTAAGGGCGTGAATTGCTGCTGCTAAAACACCGGTCTTTGTATAACTGCTAAAAGCAAGGGTAAACGCATCTCCTGGCGCACCGGTTACGGTAGCACTGATATTTGTAGCGGTAACAGTTAATAAAGCAGCAGTACCGGCTCCCGTATATTTTATAGTCATAGCCGGTTTTCGATACGGTCTTAAATAACCGTTCGCATTGACCGCAACTTTTTTCTTAAAACCAAAACCTTCGTAAAGAGCTATTGGAATAGCTTTATATATTCCTTCTTTTACATCAAAAGAAACAGTCCCGACTATATCCGCAACCATGTCTATAATAGCTTTTGTTTTACCACCGTCATTAAAATCTGTAAGTCCTATGGCTTCGGCAAGTACGAGATTTCTTGCCATAACTTTAAGCTGATCCGATGTATATGCTTTTAAAATGTCAGACATTATATTTCTACCTCTCTGCTTTCTTCAGAGCCTATGAAATTTATAGTTCCTTTCAAAGAAAAGGATTCGCCTTGTAGTCTCAGGCTTTTCATATCTATTTTAACACTTTCTACCCGTGCATCGGCTTGAATCTGACTCGTAAGATCTGTAATATATCGCTGTATTCTGACCATGAGTGGAGCGTTGCCGTCCCCTATGCTCGTAACACCCCAATTCGGAGAGAATACACTCAGACTGCCTTTTTTTGAATTGAGCCTATTCATGAGGCTATCATAAGTAACTTGTATTCCGGACTGACCCAGAATATCACCTGTTGAAGATGTCATTATATTACCGTTTACATCAAGAGCTATATCACTTCCATGAAGAAAAGCGTTTATATCGCTGTCATCGGCAACGTAAACAAGATTATCATCGGAACGGCTCAGCGCACTTACTTCAACTGGTATTATTATCTGCTGACCTATTAAATTGCCTTCAATAAAATCAGATTCGGTAATATTATTTATTTTAAGAATTGAAATAAATTTTTCAGCGTCAAAGAGTTCTCGAAGAGCTACTATTCTAGCCGTATCTCCGTCCTGAACGGTGTAATATTGGAAAGTAGAATCATTTACGACTTTATTACTTCCGTCTTCGTCAAACTGTTCAGTGGTAAGGGTATAATCATCAGCACTTGCGTAATACCTGATCTCGTCTTTCTTGACTGTAGAATTGATAATGCCGGACATACTCTTGGAATAAACCTCTAGCTTCTGCAAAACATTATAAAAAGATATGTTGTTAATATCAAGTATAGTGTCTATCGTAAGATCGCCACTATGATATAATGCAAGCTGATCAGTGGTTAAGAATATATTCAGCATTGAAGTTTGAAGACTTAACACATTTTCAATCATTTGAGATAGTGAAGACGGAAGTTTGTCTTGTGGTATTTCCGTTCCGGCTTGAATTGCTGTATTGCTTTCGTCTACACCGGCTAATAGGTTTTGTATCGCTATTATTTTTCTATAAATATCGACATTATAAGCAATTTGCTGTTGAATGCTGTTATATGCTTCGGTAAAATTTGTGCTTTGAAGCTGTGTGTTCGCAGCGTCCACGGCTTCGTTAAGACTTATCTTAACCTCTGGATTGCTGCTGATTTGATTATGATCTCTTTCGTATAACTCCATGCTTATTGTATATTCAGAAGTTCCGAATCTTGTATCGGACTGTGAGCTTGAAAAAGTATCTATACGAGCATAATAATGGTCATCCATATCATAGTCATGAAATATAAGCTGAATTTCGTCATAAAGCGCACCTATTTTATTCTTTACCAGTTTAGAAACTTTTTTATAAAGTGCGGTAATTTCCGGACTGCTGTTCATAACCGTAGAGGGTATAGTCATTTTACTATTCTTCGTCATGGTGTAATCTCTGTATCTGATCAACATCCACTGCAGTTTAAAAAATTCGGTCATGCCATCTATTTGATTTTCAAGAGCAGATCCATCTCGTGCGACCGGATTGTCGGGGCTACCTACATATGGGAAGAAAAGTTCTCCGCTTAATGAAAGTTGTTTAGTTCCGTTCCCTGCGTCTGTATTATAATTGCTTGAAAGTGTGGGGTTTGTAGTGGATCTCGTAACCTCAGTCATTTCCTTTTTTTTAGGCGGTATCATGAAGAAAATTTCGGTAATGGTCTTACGCTTCTTATCCACAAACTCGAAAGAATATAATCCGGTTAGTTCAAAGGTTCCGGTTAAAGCCTTTATTATAAGAGGAATCTGCATAAACACCTTTTCGCATGATTTACCTTATAACAACCGGTTTATAGCTTTATATTGAATCAATTACAGTTATTGTCAAGTATTAAAATTTTGTAAAAATATTTATTTTTTTATTGACAGTAGTTTTTTAAAATTGTAGGTTTGAATAAATAAAGAGAGGTATAAAATGATATGAAAGATAAATTTATTGAAAGTGCAAAGATTATTATTGAGCAGGGTGGGAATTGTCGTTTGAACAGCCCCAGTTGTTGTAATTGTATTTTGAATGAGGGGGATTGTAGTGAACATATGTCTCCTTCTATTAGACTGGACTGGTTTAAAATTAAGTGAGAAAACAATGATTGATTTAAAACAAGGTGACTGCCT